CTAAGGCTTACATGAAGATTGACGAGGGTAACGTTTATAAATTCTCTTTGGGTAAAACTAAAGACGGAACAACAATTATGGAGGATGTATTTAATGTTTGATGAAGTATCGCAACACCTGCACGAGGTTGCAGTAGAAAAGGGTTTCTGGGATGTGATTAAGGATGCTCCGCAAGAGCAGGTAGACATCTTTATGACCAAGCAGTTGATGATGATTGTGTCAGAGGCTGTAGAGGTCATGGAGGCTATCCGCAAGTCACACGGACCAGAGGCTGTAGCAGATGAGGTGGCAGATATCCTTATCCGCACTCTTGACCTATATGCAGGATTGCTAGAACACGAATACACCAACGTGTCGCTAGACGAGGCATTTGAAAAGAAAACTGCCTTTAACAAGTCACGACCACAGAAGCATGGGGTGAAGTTTTAATGACAACTATTGAAGAAGCTCTTGCATCACTAGACCCACGCATTCGCAAGCGTTTGTCTACTGGTGTTGGTTTTACTACAACATTTCAGAAGACACCTAGCCACGGCTTGAACCGTGCTCTCAACGGTGGACTGCCTTATGGTCGCCAGGTTCTAATCTGGGGAAGCAAGTCTTCCGCCAAGTCTTCGCTATGCCTACAAATGATTGCTCTTGCTCAAGAAGAGGGCAAACTCTGTGCCTGGATTGATGCAGAGATGTCTTATTCTGAAGAGTGGGCGAAGAGACTTGGGGTAGACACAGACAACCTAATTGTCTCACAGGCTCGTACTATCAATGAGATGGTAGACGTAGGCACAGCACTAATGAACGCAGGTGTTGACATGATTGTCATTGACTCTATCACATCACTTCTACCAGCAATCTATTTTGAAAAGGGTACTGATGAACTCAAGGAATTGGAAAACACTAAGCAAATCGGTGCTGAGTCAAGAGACTTTAGCAACGCTTGGAAGATGCTTAACTATGCTAATAACAAAGTCAAGCCAACTATGCTTGTCCTTATTAGCCAGTCTAGGAATAATATTAGTGCTATGTACACTTCTCAGCAGCCTAGCGGTGGTCAAGCTACTAAGTTTTATTCATCGACGGTTATCAAGCTATTCAGTTCCGAATCAGACAATCAGGCTATTAAAGGAAAGATTGCTGTTGGAGATAAGCTCATTGAGGAAAAGGTTGGACGCAAAGTTCGTTGGGAAGTCCAGTTTTCCAAGACATCGCCAGCCTTCCAGTCTGGGGAGTACGATTTTTATTTCCGTGGTGACGTTGGCATTGATAGCGTTGGTGACCTCGTGGATACTGCAGAAATGATGGGTATTGTAAGTCGCACAGGAGCATGGTATATCCTGCCAGATGGCTCTAAACTGCAGGGTAGAGAAGCATTCGTAAACCGTGTGCGTGAAGACCTAGACCTACAAGACAGCATTAAGGCACAGGTAAATGGCGAAGTATAACATCTATACTGGCAAGTTTATTTGTCACACCTGTAAGGCTGAAGTAAAAACCTTACGTTCATATCCAGCAACCAAAGAACTTACCTGGATGTGTCCAGACAAACACATCAGTGTAGTAAGCCTTGCAAAGAAAAAGAGAAAGACAGACTTTGAGCGAGAAGAGCGAGAGTAAGCGTATTGGTGCTAAACAGCACAAGAACTCTGGTCGTGGAACTCACAAGGGCGATGCCTCTTGGGAAAACTTCACGGTAGACTTCAAGGAAGTTGGCAAGTCATTTACACTCAACAAAGATGTTTGGGCTAAAGCCGTTACTGACGCTATTCGTAATGGCAATGACCCAGCTATCGTAGTTGTGCTTGGTGAAAACGGTATCAAGACAAGACTTGCAATAATAGAACTTTCTCTACTTGAACAAATGCTATCTGATAGTGTATAATAGAAATACAATATTAAGGAATAAACATTGGAAACAGAACACAAAACAACGATTGAACAAGTCAATGGGTTGGCAGAAATAGCTGAGTACATGGAAGACGAAGAGCTTACCACAGCACTCACCTTTGTTGCCAAACTAATTATTAAACCAGACATTCCACTAAATGTTGCAACCGTGGAAATCGTTCGTCTGCAAGCAATTGCAGCGAAGATGTCCTTCAAAGCCACTTGGCTAACAAACGTAGATAAAGGAGACAGAGCGAAAAAAAATATTTATTACACCGCTGCAGAGGCTATCAACAACCTCGTATCGGCTCTTAAATATATCACTCGCTAGTGTTGATATGGCAAAAAACCTATTGAAAGAAGTAATGCTAAAAGTAGAAGACAAGATTGGCTCTAAGCCATCGTTCCTTGACAAAGAAGCATTGATTGAAAAAATTAAGTCTGGTTACATTGTAAATCGTGTAGATAAGTTCCAGACTAAGAAAACATTTGCACCTAGCACAATTGCATTCTCGCATGGAGAATGTCCTCGCTATTGGTATCTAGCCTTTGAGGGTGCTGTGTTTACAGACAATGCAGATGCATATGGCGGTGCTAATATGACTGCTGGTACAAAGTCGCATGAGCGTATCCAAGAAGCTATTGGAAACGCAGGTATCTTAAAAGATTCTGAGTTTAAGGTTACCTACGACAACCCACCTATCTTTGGATACGGTGACGTTATCCTGGACTGGGAGGGTATGGAACTCCTAGGCGAAATCAAAACAATGCCTAACGAAGGTTTTGAGTATCGCAAGATGGCAGGTAAGCCAAAGACTGGACACCTAGTTCAGCTGCTTATCTATATGAAGATTCTTAACAGAAGCAAAGCAATTCTGATTTATGAAAACAAAAATAATCACGAGTTGCTAATCTTTCCTGTTGAGTTAAACGAATACTATTTTAAGTGGGTAGAGAACGCTTTTGAGTGGATGAGAAATGTTCGAAAGGCTTGGGAAGACAAAACCCTGCCAGAGAAGAACTATCGCTCAAATTCTAAGATTTGCAAAACCTGTCCAATTCAACAGGCTTGTGCTGATGCTGGTTCTGGAGTGATTAAAATTAAATCTCTGGAGCCATTGGATGATAAAGCATTGTGAGTGGTGTGACAACAAGTTCACCCAAAAAGTAAAGTACCAAATCTATTGCTCGCCTGAATGTAGACAGGAAGCAACTAAAGAAAAAATTGCTCAAAGATATATTCAAGAGCGAACAAAGAAAAGGTCTTTAGTAAAAAGATTTTGCAAGTCCTGTGGTACTTTGCTGTCAATGTATAACGACTCACAGCTTTGTCAGGTGTGTGATGTTAATCCAAAAGATGTATCAAAAGCACTAAAAGAGATAAAGAAAATAATTGACGATGAATCTAAGTAAACTAAAAGCAAAACCAAGAAAGTTTTGTGCCATTGATGCAAGCACCAACACACTAGCTTTTGCTGTGTTCGATGGTAACAAGATTATTTCTTGTGGCAAGATTAACTTTGCAGGTAATACAACCTATGAAAAGGTTATAGACGCTGCTAAGAAAACAAAAGCTTTCTTTGACAAGTTTGACTTTGATGCAGTTATTATTGAGCATACAGTTTTTATGAATAGTCCTAAGACCGCAGCACAACTTGCCACCCTACAAGGAGCATTGCTAGGAGCTGCTGGCTTGGCTGGGGTAAAGAGGATTGGTTCTGTATCACCGATGACATGGCAAAACTACATTGGTAATAAAAAACTAACCAAGGAAGAAAAAGCAACGATTGTTAAGGCTAATCCTGGCAAGTCAGTTTCCTGGCTTAAGAATGAAGAGCGTAACATTCGTAAACAAAGAACAATAAACTATATTAATATCAATTATGACAAAGCTCTGACAGACGATGATGTTGCAGATGCCTGTGCAATTGGTCACTGGGCTTTGGCAAATTGGGATAAGGCATTCGGGTATTGACATTATGGCAAATAAACTGTATACTAGTGAAGCGTGGTTAAAGAAACGCTATCACCTAGACAAAAAAACACCAGAGCAAATAGCAAAAGAATGCGGTACTAGCGTAGAAACAATTTATGTTTACCTAGCCAAGTTCGGACTAAGGAAATCAAAAAGATGAGTAAAGACCTTAAGATTACAGTAGACCAAGTAAATCACCCACCACACTACACCTCTGACCCAAGTGGTGTTGAGTGTATTCAGATTACCAGACATCGCAACTTTAATGTTGGCAATGCATTTAAGTATCTTTGGCGAGCAGGTCTAAAGGATGAAGCTAAGACTATCCAAGACCTAGAGAAAGCAATGTTTTATATCCAAGATGAGATTAAACGATTACAGGGAGAGTACAAGTAATGGGACGCAAACGCAAGTATTCAGCACCACAAATCTCACTCAAATTTGCTAGAGAAGAATCATTCGTTGTTAATGGTTTTCAAATCAATCGTGGTGATATAATTAAAGTTAAAGACGAGCACGGTAGTAAGTTTAAAGTTGACTACTATGTGACCAACACTGAGACAGGTGCTACCTGGGTAGACTGCTTTGAGATTATCAATAAAGTACCATCTGTGTTTCGTTCTTTCAAGGTAGACCGCATTAAGCGTATACCAACTAGAGGCAAGAGGAGTAAACGTGTCAACGGAAGCACAACTGATTGAACACCTTGACCAGGTAAATAAGGTTGTAGAAAAGTATCTACAGGGGGCAGAGCCTACCCAAATTTCTAAAGAGCTTGCTATGCCTCGCCAGAAAGTTGTTGCATACCTTAATGAGTGGAAGCAAATGGCTTCCGACAATGCTGTTATTCGTGCAAGGGCAAAAGAGGCTTTGGTTGGAGCAGACGCTCACTATAACAAACTAATTAGCAAAGCATACGAAGTTATTGACGATGCAACTACAACCGCCAACCTAAGTGCAAAAACAGCTGGTATTAAACTAGTACTTGATATTGAATCTAAGCGTATTGATATGCTACAGAAAGCAGGTTTGCTTGAGAACAAAGAACTTGCAGAAGAGATGCTGGAGATTGAGCGTAAGCAAGACATTCTAGTAAACATTCTTCGTGACATTGCATCTGAGTATCCACAAGTCCGTGACGAAATTATGCGTAGACTTTCTCAGGTATCGAAAGAGCAAGAGGTAATTACAATTGTCAATGATGTTCAATGAGTTCTTTGAAGTCCTAAAGAATAACAACTTTGAGGAAATGCCAGTAGATGCTAAAACTTTTGTAGAAGGTTCCGAGTATCTTGGTCAGCCACCACTATCTGATGTTCAGTATGACATCGTTGAGGCTATGAGCCAAATCTACAGGCTAGAAGACTTGATTGACATTATGGGCGACACAGAGGGTCGCAGGTATTACAAGAAGTATACAAAGAATGAGATTATTCTACAACTTGGTAAAGGTTCTGGTAAGGACTTTACGTCTACAGTAGCGTGTGCCTACATCGTTTATAAACTACTTTGTCTTAAAGACCCAGCTCGCTACTTCGGTAAGCCAGCAGGTGACGCTATTGATATTATTAACGTGGCTATCAACGCACAACAGGCTAAGAACGTGTTCTTTAAAGGTTTTAAGAGCAAGATTGAACGCTCGCCATGGTTTGCTGGAAAGTATTATCCAAAAGCAGAAAGCATTGAGTTTGACAAAGCTATTACTGTTTACTCTGGTCACTCAGAGCGTGAGTCTCACGAGGGTCTTAACCTTCTTCTAGCAGTACTTGACGAGATTTCTGGTTTTGCACAGGAGATTGGAAGCGGTAACGACCAAGGTAAAACTGCAGACAACATCTACAAAGCCTTCCGTGCTTCTGTAGACTCTCGTTTCCCAGACCTAGGCAAGGTAGCCCTGCTATCGTTCCCTCGTTACCCAGGCGACTTTATCTCGCAAAGATACGAAGCAGTAATTGCAGAGAAAGATGTTGTTACAAAGCATCACAAGTTTATTATGAATCCAGACTTGCCAGAGGATGCAGATGGGAATACCCTAGAAATTGAGTGGGATGAAGATAGCATTGTGTCTTATAAGTATCCTGGTGTGTTTGCCCTCAAGAGACCTACATGGGTAGTAAACCCTACTCGTAAGATTGACGACTTTAAGCTGGCGTTCTACACAGACCTTGGTGACGCTATGCAGCGTTTTGCCTGTATCCCTACATACGCCTCAGACGCATTCTTTAAGCAGCAGGAAAAGGTTCGTGCCTGTATGACTATTAGAAATCCACTAGACAGCATCAGACGCTTTGATGAGACCTTTGTTCCAGACCCAGAAAAAACTTACTTTGTTCACGCTGACCTTGCACAGCGACACGACAAGTGTGCTGTTGCCATTGCACACGTAGAAAAGTGGGTATCCGTTCAAGTAATTAAAGACTATGAGCAAGTAGTCCCAGTGGTAGTAGTAGATGCTGTAGCATGGTGGGAGCCTCGTAGAGAAGGTCCTGTAAACCTTTCGGAGGTTAAGCAGTGGATTCAAAACTTACGCAGACTAGGATTTAATATTGGGCTAGTGTCCTTTGACCGTTGGAACTCATTCGATATTCAGAATGAACTAAAGCAGGTTGGCATTAGAACTGATACCGTTTCTGTTGCCAAGAAGCACTATGAAGATATGGCTATGCTTGTTTACGAAGAGCGACTGGTTATGCCTAACATTGAGTTGCTCTTTGATGAACTTACAGAGCTAAAGATTGTAAAGAACAACCGTGTAGACCACCCTCGCAAGTCTTCTAAGGACTTGGCGGATGCTGTTTGTGGTGCTGTATTTGGTGCTATCTCTCACACACCTAGAAGTGTAAATCAACAAGTAGATATTCACACATTCAGGGACAGACCAAAGGTAGATAAGTCTACTCTGCCAGAAAATACCATTGTCTTTGAACCCAAGCAAATTGAAGAAGCAAAAGACTATCTATCTCAGTTTAACGTGTTATAATTATGTTATGAGGAACCATGGTCAACCGTAACTGGAAGCCCTTCCATATGGAAAAAAGCCAACACTTACATCTAAGACGACCTAGAAACCTGCTCAAAAGCCAACAAAAAATAAGCCCCACAAGATACGACCGCCAGAGTCGCATGGCTCCAAACAATCAGAATCAAAATCTATCCTACTAATTATGATATAATGGTTGTGTCGAAGGTATTTCGACCTAGGAGAAAGGCAAAATTAAAAAACTTATACACGCAGTGCTAGTGCTAATACTAGCCT